ATCAGCTTCCAAACCTTTGGGCTAGACAATGCGAGAATGGTGCCATCATCTGATGCACCACGATCACCTGCCATATAAATTTTATTATTTATTTCATCACGGACTACAGCAATACAAGTCATGACAAACCCCCTCAGATAAGTATATTTAAGTATACCATTACCTGAAGGGGGGTGTCAATTATAGTCTATTATGACTGCTTATCTACTTTAGCAAATGCTGCATTTATTTCTGCTGCACTTAGCTTGCCATCATCTAGGAATGATCTTGCTAGTCTTTCAACTACTGTTGCTACTCCTAAGAGTCCCGCCATAGTTACTGCTGTAACTGTAGAAATACCAACTACTGCTCCTGCACCAATGACTGATAGTCCTGATGCTGCAAATACTGCAACAATTCTAAGGAAAATGTTCCAAAGGTTTGTTACTGCTGATGAACCAAGAACTTCTTCTCCTGTGGTAGGGTCTACTACTGTTAGGTCTACATCTTTCTTTTTTGCCATTTTATTCCTCCTTATTTCTAAATGGACTAGTTATAATCCATAATGCTGTGGTTGCTACAATTCCATAACCTACTATGGTTTTAGCGCTACCGTCTAATACAACCCAGGCAATAAACATTCCAAGAAGAGTCCATGCCTGATCTATTAGATCCTTTATTATATTTTTTATTATTCTTACCATCTTCTTCCTCCTCTTGAACCTGGTGAATTAGCACCTGAGCCTCCACCAGAACTTCCTCCTCCACTAGAACTTCCTCCAGTGGATCCTCCTGCTGCTGCAACTGCTGCTGCATTAATTGCTGCACCTGCTGCAACTACTGTTGCTACAACCATATCTGTTGCTTCTTCTCTTTCAGCATCTGACATATCAGCACCAATACTTCCAAGTGCTGCCAACGCTGCTCCTGGATCGGAAAATGCTGTTGACAATAACTCACCTGGATTTTGTAGCAATTCTACTTGTGCAGCAACTGCTGCTGTAATAACAACAGCATTACCATTTTCATCAGTTCTAACATCTACTGGAGTGCTTGGCGGAAGATCTTCATAGTCTAGTCCAGCCTTTTCTATGTCTTCTGAAGAAAGAGCTTCACCATTTGAATCTTCAAGTAGTGCTTCTAAGACTAATTCTTTTTGTTCTTCAGTTAATTCTTTGCCATCTAATGCATCTTCTATTGCTTGTTCTATTGCATCATCTATTGCTTGCTGTTCCGCTTCTTCTTCTGCTTGAGCTTCTATCTCTGCCTGCTCTGCTGCCTCTTCTTCTAGTCTATCTTGTTCAGCTTGCTCTGCTGCTTCTTGCTCTGCTTCTAACCTATCAGCCTCAGCCTGTGCTGCAGCCTCCGCTGCTGCTTCTGCTTCTGCCTGTGCTGCAGCCTCTGCTGCTGCCTCTGCTTCTGCCTGTGCTGCAGCCTCCGCTGCTGCTTGAGCCTCTGCTTGAGCTTGCATTTGTGCCTGATATGCAGCTTGTGCTGCAGATGCTGCTGCTTGTCTTGCTGCTTCTTCTTGGTCTAAGGTGTCGCTAACTATTTCTTGTGCTTCAGAGACTGAATAATTCATATTAGAAATTGCTGGTGCAACTAATGCAACTGCTTGATTTGCAACATTGGTTGTGTATGCTAAGAAAGATATCGCATTTGTTGCTGCTATATTTTTTGTATTATAAACTGTGGTTGTTGTAGCAACATTTTGAGAAGCAATTGTTTTTTCAGATAAAGCAATATCTTTAACTGTAATTAAATTATTTAATTTTGTAGTTTCTTGTTGAACGACTATTTGCTGATCAGCTATTTGTGATTGTAACTGTGTGTTACCAATAGATGTCATTGATTGAACTGGCTCACCTGTTACTTCTCTGACTCCAGTTCTAGGTCCACCATAAAGTCCAGTAGTATTTCCAGCAATCGTTGCAGTAGCAGTCCATTCTCCAGAATCTGGATTTACAATCATGAATAAATCTGTGTTGGTTGTTGGACCATTGCTATCTCCAAACCTTTTTAAATCCCAAGATATTGCAAGGGTATTTGATGTAGTGGTTACAGTAATAGATGCTCCCGTTCCATTACTCATGTAGTCAGATTGAAATACATAAATACCAGCAATTGATGGCCAATCCCAATAGGTGTGATCTCCTTGGCCAAATGTCAGTGCTGACTTAGATGTTACATATAGTTGACTATTATTTCCTTGACCTTCATATAATGTTTCACCCAATTTGATATCAAATGGTGTTGTAATTTTTGTAGATGCATCACCCATCGGTGGTAGAACAACAGTGCTTATTACGTTTGTATCTATATTTTCTGGAGCAACATACCCATCAGTTGTATATGTCATAGAATTTGATGGGGTATTTTGTAGTGCAGTTAGTTCAGACTTCTCAGTATTTACTACAATAGTTTGTGTATTTACTGCAGTTGTCGCAACATTTAATGCTGTTGTTTTTGATTGTAGAGTAGTCGTGGCTGTTTGAAGGTTAGATAATGCTATATTTTTTTCTTCTATAGCAACCTCTGCTGTTTCCTCTGCTTGAACTTTATGTGCTAAAGCCACAGTAGCACTATCTACTACTGTCTGAGCCTGAGTTATAGAGGTCTGAGCCTGTGTGATAGTGGCTGTAATAGTCTCTGTAGGGCTTGTAATGGCTTCTGCTTGGGTTTCTATGAGTTCCGTTGCTGTTTCAGCCTGAGTTATTGCAGTCTCTGCTGCCTCAATAATGGCTTCTGGTGTTTGAATAACTACTGTTGATCCTGGCAAAATTTGTGCTGTTGTTGTGTTTGATGATGATACTTGTAATGTTATTTCATCTTCGGCATAGGAAAATTCAGCTGGGGCGAATATAAGCCACAAAACTACCAAGATTCCCACCAAACCACTCTTTAGTAGGAAAGTTTTAATGTAGGGTCACATCCTTTCCAAGATGTTTGATAAGCCTATTATATCATTTTATTGCACAAAAAAGGGAGCCAAACTTAATTGACTCCCCTAATTGTTGGACTAAGTTACTTAATTAATGCAACTCTAGCACGTGGATTCTTTGCATTCCACTTTTTAGCAAGTGCATTAAACTTTGCCTTATGATCTGCAATTGCAGTTGCAAGTGCTAAATCTGAAGCAGCCTTTGCTGATACTGCAGCAGCTTTTGTTGCAGCATGTGCTGCTCGCTCAGCAGCAAGTTGTGCCTGAACAGAAGCAAGCTCTGTTGCAAGATCACGAATTGCTACATTTTTAACTGCAACTCCTACTGGTGCTGCAAGACCTGCTACTGCTGCAGCAACTGTTGCTGTTGCAACAAGAGTGATTGATCCAGATGCTGGAACAGTTACATCTACAGTCTTAAGACCAAGAACTGTTGATCCTGCTGTTGCTGTATCTGTTGTATGTACAGTTGTTGTTGATGCTGTTGATGTAACAACCTGAAGGCTAACTGATGCAGCACCAATAGCATTTCCAAATACATCGTATGCGCCAAGAACTACCTTTTGAGTTGTTCCTGCAGCAGCAGTATCTGGTGTTGACATTGTGATTGCATTAAGTGCTCCAGCTGAACCCTTAAAGTAGTATGTAGTTGATGATCCACCAACTGTAACTACTACAGATCCATCTGCTACAGATGTTGTAAATACATAGAATGTTGCAGTAGCGCCACTACCTGTATTAACTGATGCTGTTGCAGATCCTGCTGTTGCAACTACTGGAGCCAAGGCTGTACCAATTGTTGTTAGAATCTTACCGTTTGTTGCAGATGCTGTTACTACTGTGTTAGCAGCAAGTGAATCTACTACGATTGTTAGTGCCTTTGAAACAAGAACATTGTTCTGGTCTGGCACTGGAATTGATACTGGGCTTACTGCAGTTGTTCCGCCTACGGCAGGAACTGAGTTTACAGTTAAAGTTGTAGCAGCAGACGCTGATGTAACTCCAACCATTGTGCCCATTGCTAAGGCTGCAGCGATAGCAACTGAGATTTTCTTAAATGAATTCATTATTCTCCTTGTTTATTTTATATTAGTTTAAATTGATCAAGATAATCCCTGACATTTTCAGGAATTTTCTGACTCTCTAATTCTATCATAGACTCCTGAGTTTTTGAAGTCTGTGATGAACCAGAAGACCATGTGTGTATTTCTATCTCTATGTTGGTATTTTTTGGTGTATGAGATAATGCACCAAAGACAGCACCTGTTACAGCATCTGAAAGATCTTTAGATTTTTTTCTAGGGTGATCAACCTTTTTATCATTAATAATTTTAAGTTCTGACATTTCATCAAGGAGAAGTGGTATGTGTGGCATTATGACTCTTTCTTCATAAACCATCATTGCTAGGTCTTCGTAATGTTTTTTACCAACAGAAACAGTATCAGTTCTTATTCCTACGGCTTGAAGTTCTTGTTGAATATCAAATGACTGCCATCTGTCAAAGCTAACCATACCTAGGTTAAATCCTTGCCTACGAAGGTTTTGAATCCATTGTTTTACTTCAGATAAATTAACTGGTCCCTCAACTTTTGGTTCCCACCAAACCACAGCATCAACAACAATCATTGGAGCAACTTGCTCATAGTCTTTTACAACCTGAAGGTTAACCCATTTGTCAACATGTGCAATTGCTACTGCACACTTATCGTGTTTTTGTGCAAGGTCAGCGTGTACATAATAAATTTTATCTGGGTCTGGAACAAATGAGGCATCAAACCTTTTATTAGAATCAATTGGATTTCTTGTAGTCATACATTTTTCAAGCTTTTCTTTTTGTTTGAAGAATGCATCTGAAGAGTATGTTGGAATACAGGCAAAGCGTTGCATAGCATCACCCATGTCAGTAAAAAATGCTAACTTGAAATCATCAATTTGTCTTGTTGGGTTTACTACCCATGTTGGTCTCTTTAAGGCAAACACTCCAGGATATTTGTAAGCGATAATAGTATCTTCATCCCAGGCAATATCTAAATAGTTACCTTCAAGATCATCTGGAAACTCTGGATTCATTATAAATCTGTGTGTTTTTGTTACTATTTCTTTTTCCATTATCGCTGCTTCATACTTTTGAGATATAAAGTCCCCTGGATATCTGGGGAATGAAAGCAATGCAACCTTTCCTAGGTCAGGGAAACGAGAGTCTACAGAAGCACGGAATGCTTTGTATATGTTGTCAGCAGTTTTACCTTGATCGTTTGCAGTTCCAACTTCATTTGCAAACCCTGAAATTTCATCAAGCACTGCAAGTATTAAGTTCAAACCCTCATGTGATTCTCTCTCTGAGTGACCAGAATAAACTGTTATACCTTTATCAAACTCAATTGACTCAGCTTTTGAATTGTATTTGCCAGCAAACCATTCAGACTTTTCAATCTTATTTTTAAAACCTTTAAAGAAAACATTCTTAGCCTGTTGAGCGTTAATAGCAATATTTATAATATCTATTGCATCACCACTTGGCTTTCCAAAATATCTAGCAGGATCTTTTAAGCAAAGTAATTTATATACGATATAAGAACAAGCAACTGTAGAGGTAAAGTCTTTTCCAGAACCTTTTCCTAGTTGCAAAATAACTTCATTCTTTGTATATTTCTTATAGTATTTTCTTCCTTCTGAGTCCCCCATTATGTCTATAAGGTCTTCTTGTCTATATATCTGACTCATAGCTTCTACAATGTCATACTGAACATCTGATAGTGGTGGTTGGTTTAAGTATGCTTCACCCTCAACAAATGTTTTAGCATCTACTGGCATTTCTTCAAAGTTATTATTTTTCAATACCTCAAAAAAATCATTGAACATCGTGGACAACTGTAATCACTTCTCCCTCTTTTGCGATTGCAGAAAGTCTTTGCATTATTAAATCACGAATATCTGGATGAGAAGAGGCTATGTCTCTAAGAATTCCAACAAGAACTTCTTGTCTACGTTCAATTTCAACCATCTCTTCTGCAAGTTCTTTATTTTCAAGAAGTCCAGCCTTTTGCAACATATCAATACGTTTAGACTCAATGTCCATTACTAATTTAATAGCAGATGTTTTTGCACTAAGATTATTTGTCATTGATGCTTCATCAATAACTTCATATGATTTTAAAATTAACTTACTGTAGTGTGCATCTGCACCAGCAAGTGCATCTTTAGCTCTAGCACGGATTGCCGTATTGTTTGATGTCTTTTCTTTCCATTCATCAATGTATGCAACAACACGAACTCTTGGAAGAGCTAACTCTTTAGAAATTTTTGTTGGATCGCTTCCTTTAAGGTATTCTCCAACAACAGTATTCATCATGTCAAGATGTTTGACAAGCTCTTCTTCAGTTGACATACTTTCCTTCTAGTCTATTTATTTCATCTTTAATATAAAAGATTGCTTTTTCTAGATCCTGAATAGTCTTTGCTTCATCTTTAAGTCCTGCTCTCCAAAGATATTTAAATG